ACTACCGCTTATAAGAATACAGCATTTGGTGGTTTTGCTTTAACTGTAAATACAACAGGTCATAGTAATACGGCACTTGGTTATAATTCTTTAGCGTCTAACAGCACAGGTAATTACAATGTTTGTATAGGTGAAAGAGCTGGAGATAATAATACAACAGGTGGTTCTAATACATTTGTAGGTGTACACGCTGGTGGCTCTAACACTACAGGAATTGATAATGTTTGTATAGGTCCTAATTCTGGCAATAATCAAACAACTGATAGCAATACATTATGGATTGCTCGAAGCAATACTACTGTTAATAATGCAGCTACTTGGATTCACGGAAGTGCAAATGGTGCTTGTTATCAAGGTAATAACTCATCTTCTTGGACAACATCATCTGACGAAAGAATTAAAAAAGATATTGTAGACAGTCCTGATGGGTTAGCAAAAATTGATGCTTTACAAGTGCGTAATTTTAATTATAGAACACCTGAAGAAATAACAACAGAAGGCATTACTGGATGTGATGCTACTGGATTACAGACAGGAATTATAGCACAGGAAATAGAAACAGTATTACCTAAAGCAGTATCTGCTAGAGCTAATGGTACTAAAGAAGTAAACACAGACCCAATATTTTGGGCTATGGTTAAAGCAATACAAGAACTCTCAGCAAAGAACGAGGCTTTGGTGGCTAGAGTAACTACCCTCGAAGGATAACACAGGAGTAAGTAATGGAAGATATGACAGCAGACGAAGTAGCAGCAGCTTATGTAGCTATGGGGCATTCAGTAGATGAAGTCAACAGCAGTAAAGGTGATGACGAAACTGATGATGAATTTGCAGCAAGGAAAGCTAGGAATAAAGAACACCTAGTATTAATGAAAGCAAAGAAGAAGATAGATGGCACAACATCTATTTGGGGAAGCGAGAGCTTTACAGCAATTGATGCAGCTATAGCATCTTAATTTAAGGAGTAGATAATGGCTAAAAAACAAAAAGAAAAGCCTATGGTAACAATTAACGATAAAGATTATGTTTATGAAGATATGACTGATGAGCAGAAAACTATTATTAATCATATTAATGATTTAGATAGAAAGATTGGCACAAGCCAGTTTAACCTCGACCAGCTTATGTTCGGTAAGTCAGCCTTTATGAACGCACTAAACAAATCGCTAGAAGTAGAAGCAGCATAATGTCTGACAGACTTCGTAACAACCTGATAGCTGGGTTTATAGTTACAGCGTTTTGGATAGTGTTTGTATTGCCAGTAATGGCTGCTGATACTATAGTTACGGAGTCTACATCAACAGTAACAACAAATGGTAATCAGACAACTAAGGTAGAAAGTCCACCACCAAGTGCAATAGCACCTCAGTTTGGAAGTGGCAATAACTCAGATTTATGTACGATTAGTTCTAGTGGTTCAGTACAGACACAGATACTTGGACTCTCAGTAGGCACGACATACACAGAAGAGAATTGTTTAAGGTTAAAAAAAGCACAGAAGCTGTATATGTTTGGAATGAAAGTCGCAGCAGTTAGTGTGATGTGTCAAGACCCAGATGTATGGGCAGCAATGATGTCGGCTGGAACACCTTGCCCTATAGATGGTTTGATAGGCGACCAAGCAAAAAGAGCGTGGGCGGTTAAGACAGACCAGATACCAATGCCAAAGGAGAAAGATGAAATTAGTGTTGCAGAAAAGCGTGATAAAGCCCTTAGTATTATGGGTACTGTTGCTGCTGCCTTTTTGTTCTTTTAGTTATACATTTGGTTACACCAATAATGCTGCTATATATGGCAATACTTGGCAAATGAATACAGGCACTTTAGGTATAAGTGCAGAAGAAGGTTTAGATATAAGTGGTGTGCTTTATAACTACACAGTAGTTAAGAATGTAGTAGATGACTTTACAGTAACAATAGAAAGCGACAATGTAGATGGTGGTTATGTGTTCCAAGAAGAACACGATTGGGATGGACAGTATAGCGGTACGGTACAGAATGTTATACCTTTGCCCTACACACCAGTTGAGCAGTTTGGTGATGGAAGAATAAGAGGCACAGGTTCAGGCAGTATTGAAGATGTAACCATACTTTATATGTACAGATGGGATTTATGTAGGAATGCACAAAATGATGAGAGTTGCCCTAATTACATACCGCCCTTACCCGTTTTACCTAAGATAGAAATATATGATGCTTTAGAAGATGACTCAGTTAAAGAAGCTACTGAAGAAACAGATAGTGAATTATACGAAAAAGAAGAAGAGAGAGAAAGCACAGAAGAAGAAGATGAAGAAAAAGAACGATTAGAGATAGCAATGGCAGCTACAGAAAACGCTTTAACTATAGCTAACACAGCATCACAAGCATCAATCTTAAAGCAAATAAATAAAGCTACAAATATTAACTCTTATTATGTATCACAGATTCAAGGTGGTGTCTATCGTGATACAACTCAGTTAGATGGTGGAAAGATAGTAGACAATCAGTTAGTTTTTAGAAGTTTAACTCAAGAGCAATTACACAACGAAATGACACAGGAGCAATATAAATGAACAAATTAATAACTTTATTTTTAATCGTAGGACTAACTGGATGTTCTTTATTTGCAAAGAAAGTAGAGGCTAATACTAATATTAATGGCAATGTAGAATCAAGATGTACAGTTAATACTGATACTGTTGGTTATTACGGAAACCCTAATGCGTATACGCTTACAACTTTACCTGCAAGTGATGGTCAAGTACCTGTCATTCGTGTTGATACATCTCTGGCTAATGCTTACAAAGCACAGATAAGTTACCCTACTTCTTTTAGTTCAAGTCCAAGTTTAGGTGACTCTGTTACTTGGACAGGAACAGTTGCATATGCCTCTGGAAGTGTTTCTGATATGAGTGGTTATCAAGCAGCCAGTACAACCGCAGATGGCGGTGCAATGCGAATTTATAATTTAACACTAGCAGGTACAACTTGGTTTAATGTTACTTCAGTTGCTACCTACGGTGGCGGTAACAATACAGCATTCCCCGGTGGTTCATATTCGGCAGTTGTAGTAGCAGAATGTATCGCCCAGTAATACTGTGGTTGTTGCTATGTGGTAGTGTAGCAGCACACGATATGACACCCACTTACCCCAAGTGGAAAATGTCGTTTATACCAACTGCTAAGATGACTACAATGCAGGTGTTTAATAAAAGGAACGATGTAGAATGGTATGAGATTGGTGTGTTTAATAAAGAATGGCAACCTATACCGTTTGTTACTAGGTATAAGATAGTTAATATAAAACATTTACACCGTGTTAGATTTGATGTTTATGTTAGCGATAACAATGTACAAGAGGCTGAGTATATCTGTACAACATCTAAACTTACAGGTAACGATAGTTTTAAGCCAATTGTAGAGTCTAGGATTTGTTCGAGGTTTAAGTGAAACGGTGGTTAATTTTATTATTACTAAGTTCACAGGTAATAGCAGACAGTAACTCAATGAGTTTTTCGTTGCCGAGCATTAGTTCAGTTAGTGGTTCGGACAGTATTAGAGCAGGTGATTTAGATTGTAAGAATGCTATAGGCGGTAGCACGAACTTTGAGATTGGAATGACAGGTGTAATTAACAATGCTGTTGTGCCAATTATAGGGAAAGAAGGTAATAATCCGCAGACTAAAGACATAGGATTGTATGCTAGGCTTATTATTCCTTTAGATGGTCCAAGTGAAAGAATTAATTGTAATACGCTTTATCAATTAGAACTACAAAGAAGAAGGCTAGAAGTAGAAAGATTAAAACAAGAGATTGAATACTTAAAACAATTACAGAACAATGGAGCATTCAATAACTAATGGCTGATTTAGAAGAATTAGTAAGACAAGGCGAAGGCATAAAAGATAGAAAGTTAAAGCTATTCGGTTTGCGTTTAAGTGGTACAAGTATAGTTGCAGCATTTGCTTTTATTTCAACGATTGTTGGTACTCTATATGGTGGCTTTCTTATGTACCAGAAAGTCGAAGGAATCGCAAATTTGGACCTTGACGCTATAGCAGGAGCAATGCAAAAGACATCATCAGATGTAATCAGAATTGAAGAGCACGCTAATGCTATAAAGATAGAATTAAAGAAAGATATGACAGACCTACGCAATAGTCAATGGTCTTTAGAATCTAAAGTAGATACTAAGTTACAATCAGTAGATACTAAACTTACTAACTACGACACAAAGTTAGATAGGTTTGAGATAAAGGTAGAAAAAACTAAAGAGGATATAAACAAACGGATACAAGAATCATTAGATAATCCACTAGCAAACTAAGGAGATAATATGCCATACGGAAAAGGAACTTACGGTAAGAAAAGAGGGCGTCCACCAATGAAGAAAAAGAAAAAATAATGGACGAATTAAATCGTATGCAATTACAACTAGACAGACATCAATCACAAATAGGTAAGCTGTTTAGTAAAATTGACGATACTAATAAATGTATTATTAAGATAAACACTTCTTTAATGCAGATTAAATGGGGCGTCTACGGAGCACTGCTTTATTATTTTATTACAGAAGTAGGTGTTGTAGACGCTGTGAGGTTAGCAATATGATAGCGTTATTAACAAATGTAGCACCAATAGCTTTAGGTTTTGTAGCTAAGTTGTTTGCACTTAAGAGTCAAGCAGCATCAGAAAACCAAAAACTAATGATACAGAACTTGCAAGCACGCAATGATTCTATAAACCAAGCTAGAGATAGGGCAGACAAAGAGAGTCCAATGGCTGCACTTAACAGACGAGTTATTATATTTGTCATACTAGCACTAATTATATTTACTCAGGTAGCACCTGTATTCTTTAATGTGCCAACAGTAATACCTAATACTATAGAAGGATTTAGTTTCTTTGGTATACAGTTTACACCAGATGTAGTAGAGTACATACAAATACAAGCAGGCTCAGTTTTAAAAATGGATGAAATCTTTGGATGGGCAACAATGATTATTGAGTTTTACTTTGGAGCTCAACTAGCAAAAGGAAAATAGATGACTTATAGAGAATTAATAAATCAAGTATTAATAAGGCTAAGAGAAGAAACTATATCTTCTAATTGGTCTGGAAATATAAATGATAGTAGCACAGTTTCTGATTATCAAAAAGTAATTGGTTCTTTAGTTAATGATACTAAAAGAACTGCTGAGACTTATCACGATTGGTTAGTTCTTAGAGAAACTGTTAACGTATCTACAGTAGCAGCTACAAAGAATTATAATTTATCTTCAGGTCAAGAGTTTAAAGTTTTAGATGTAACAAATAATTCTACAGGAAATAGTTTGTCACCGGTGACACAACAATATCTAAACAGCATTAAGTATCCGACTGACCCTACAGGAGAACCTAATCATTATGGTTTTAACGGAGCAGATTCTTCTAATAATCTTAAAGTAGATTTATCGCCTATACCTACAGAAGCACAAACAATATCTTTTGATATAGTTAAATATCAAGATGATTTAACTTTAGCTGCTACAGTATTAAAAATACCTGCTCAACCTATTGTGTTAGGAGCTTGGGCTAGAGCTATAGCAGAACGAGGAGAAGACGGAGGAACACAATCAAGTGCTGCTGCTGCGGAAGCAATGGTTGTTTTAAATCAAGCAGTTATGAGAGATAGTGGTAATTCTAAATATGATACTGATTGGTATGTTGTGTAATGGCTAAACAATTAACAGTACAGCCTTTACCTAATTTTGGTGTAAATGGTTTAAATACTCAAAGCAATCCTAATGCTTTAGACCCTTCTTTTCTTACTAAGGCTGATAACGTAGTATTAAGAGAGTCTGGAAGAATATCTTTTAGAAAAGGTTTAAAACAAAAAGTAGTTCCAAGTGGTGCAGCTATAAATTCTATAGTAGAACACAATGATTCTGGAACTAATAAAATATTTGCTAGTCACGGTACTTCTATTTACACAGTTGATTTTACCTCGCCTAATGCTGCTTTTCCTAGTAGCGGTGCTGATGTTAAACATACTGTTGCTAATAGCACAGGAGATTGGCAGTTTATAAATTTTAACAATAGATTACATTGTTTACACGAAGGAATTGTACCTCAAAGATATAGTGGTGCAGCAGGCGCAGGCTCTAAATGGGCAGCTTTTGATAATGCTACTAGACCTCCTACCGTAAGTTCAGGTGAATTTAAGCCTAGTTGTGGCACAGGATTTTATGGTCGTATGTGGGTCGGAGGAGTAGAAGAAGAGAAAGATGTTTTGCATTATTCTGCTTTATTAGACTCTGATGATTATACGACATCGAGTGGTGGCGGTTCTTTAGATTTAAAAAAAGTATGGGGAAAGGATGATATTGTAGCTATAGCTCCTTTTTATGGTCAGCTTGCAATTTTTGGTAAGAACAACATAGCACTATACGAAAGCCCTGATATAATAGGAAGCATTAAATTAAACGAAGTAATTAAAGGTGTTGGTTGTATAGCTAGAGATTCAGTACAAGCAGTCGGAGATGATTTATTATTTATGTCTTCAACTGGACTAAGGTCATTAGCTCGTACTTCAGAAAAAGATAAGGTTCCTTTAATGGATTTAACACAAAACATTAAAGACACACTAATTAGAAACATAGGGCAAAGCTCAGAAATTAAAAGTGTTTATGTAGAAAACGAAGGAATTTATATTGTTTCTTTTCCTTCTTTAAATATTAATTATGTTTTTGACTTTAAACATTTTACACCTAACAAAGCACCAAGGATTACTACTTGGTCATTTAGTAATGATAGAGAACCATATAGTTTAACATACACTGAATTATATGGTTTGTTAGCAGGACAAAAAGATGGAGGCATAGCAGGATATGAAGGATATTTTGATACTGATTTGGCGTGGGTTAGTTCAGCAGCCAGCTATACTAATGCTGCTATTACTGCTGATGTGTCTTCTATATGGATACCGCTAACAGAAGGAAGTGTTGCTTCTTTGCTTAAAAAAATGATACTAGTTTTAGAAGGTGGTTCAGGTGCTACACTTGGTTTACAATGGTATAAAGATTTTAGCATTAATCCAACAAACAGCACAACTATAACTCTAGCTCCTCCAACTACAGGAACTATAGCTTTGTGGGGTGCTTCTACTTCTTTGTATGGTGCTTCTAAATTTACTCCTGTGTATGGATTAACCGAATATAGAACTTCATTAACAGGTAGTGCAAAAACACTAAAATTAAATATGAGTATTATAAGTAATGGTTATGATGCTTCAATACAAGATTTATCAATTTTACATTTACAAGGGAAAATACGATGAGTGATTATACAATTGCGGTAGATTGGGCAGGTAAAGATGCTTTGTCTGATTCAAACGCAGCAAAAGTAATATCAGGGGCTGACTTTAATTCTGAATTTGTAGCAGCTAGAACAGCTATTAACTCTAAAGCTGATTTAAATGGAGATTCTGGAGAAGACTTTGCATCTAATAATGCAACAGTAGCAGGAACTTTGACTGTAACTGGAATACCTACTATACCTACTGCTGCTACTTCAACAAATACAACACAAGCAGCTAGTACAGCAATGGTACAAGCAGCTATTGATGCAGATGTGACAACACACGCAGCACTAAGAGCAAGTCAAACTGTCTACGGACACGCTAAGATTTATACATCTGGTGGAGATTTATACATAGTAACTACATAATATGAGCGATATATACTTTAATGGTACTGTGTTAGCCTCTGATGGGAAGGTTAAGTTTAATGGTACTGATATGTCAAATGTGTATTTTAATGGCACAAAGATTTGGACATACTACTCAGAAACCGCACAAGCCTTTACAAGTTCCAGCACTTATACTTTAGATGTTGCTGAAACTTCTGTCCAGTACAAACTTTCTGGTGGAGGAGGCGGAGGTGGTGGTGCGGAAGGTTTTACAGGAGCAACTGCTGGTAGTTCGGGTGGTGATACTATCCTTAAAGTTTTAGATTCAAGTGGCAATGTAAGGCAAACAATAGCAACTGCTTCTGGCGGTGCTTATGGTCCTTATGGCGGTGGTGATAGAACTCGTAGTGGTGCTAATGATTTTTCAATACCGAGTGGTTGGGCAAATCCTCCGTGGTCTAGTACAGTTTCAGATGGTGGAACAGGCGCAGCAGGTGCAGGACCAGATAATCGTGCAGGAACAGGCGGAGCAGCAGGTAGCACAGCTACAGGAACATACACAATCAATGCCGATGGTAACGACCATTCATTACAAATCACTATTGGTGGTGGTGGTGGAAATGGTGGTGCTGGAGAAGCAGGTCAAAACGCAACATCAGGAAGTAGTGGTGGTGCTTGGTTGTTGTACATAATTAGTTAATTAGGAGATAGAAATGGCATTATTTGCAGGACAAAATGCAGGCAATAGACAAAACGATATGGCTCGTAGGTACGCTTCCACAAGAACAGGAACAGGACCAAACGATTATGGTTACACGAGTAGAGTAGGAAACTACATACAACAGCCAAAAAAGAAATCAACATTTGGTTTTCCTTTAGGTGGATTATTAGGTGGTATGGGTAATTCTGCTAGATACGCAGAAGATGATTACAACAGACAAGTAGCTATGAACGATTTAGCATATGAAAGGTCATTACCTTGGGATATTAGTGGTCCTTTAGGCTCTGTTACTTATGATAGAGAAAACAAAACTATTACTCAAGAAATGTCTGATGATGCTCGTGGAGTTATGGAAAGATTTCTTGGTAGGTCTGAATCTTTTGGAGATGAGATAAGCACTTACGACCCTATGGAAATGCAAAAGAATCTCTTTAATCAACAGAGAGGTTTATTTACAGAGGGAGATAATTTAGCGGAGTTAAGAGCTAAAGAACAAGCAATTGCTAGAGGAACAGATGATAGCACTGTTAATTATTGGGACGAAAGAGCTAGATTAGATAACATTAGTAGAAGAGATTTAGGTTTACAGAATGACACATTTATGCAGAGCCAAGCTCTTTTAGATTCACAGATAGCTAGGGAACAAGGATATGCACAAGCAGGATTTAACCTTGCAGGTCAAGCTAATCCTTATTTCTCACCATCAATACAAACAGGACAAGGCTCACACACAGCTAAGAATATGGCAGGTATGAGTGCTTCTTCTATGAACTGGGCTGATGCGTTATCAGCTAAATCTGCAGGAAGGTCCAGTATGTTAGGACAATTTGCATCATCACTATTTAGTGTATAAGAGAGGATAATATGGCAGAAGGAATGTTTCAAGGTATGAGTGGATTTGATGTCGCTTCTAATGAAAACGCGGGGATAAGAGATAGAGCTCTTCAGATGGCACAGCTAGGGAGAGGTCGTGTAGCAGTGTATGCTGCAGGTCTAGAAGGCGGTATGATGGCTCAAGGACTAGCTCGTATGGCGGGAATGAAAACTCCTGAAGAAGAAAAGTCTGAGGCTGTAAATACTATTATGTCTCAAAATGCAAACAGAGACCCTAATAGTCCTACAGATTTACTGCACATATCTAGACAGTTTGTAGCTGCAGGTCTTCCTAATTATGCCCAACAGTTTAGAGATAAAGCTAGAGAAGTTGAAGTTAAAAATACTACAATGGGGCAAACAGATAGAGAACTAGACCAGAGAGATACTAGACAGGCTTTTGATGAGAAAAAATTAACTGCCGATACATCTTATAGAACAAGTTCTTTAGAACTACAAGACAAAGACTTAACTTTTAGAACAGAAAAAGAAGAAACGAGAATAAACGAGTTAGCTAAACAGCTTGAACTTAATGCGGAAGAATTAAAAAGAAAATTAGCTTTAGGTGAGTTCCAAGAAATTGTAGGAAAAGATGGAAACACAGCCCTATATCAAATAACTTCTGATAACGCTGGTAATGTTTCTATTAAACCAGTAACTATAGATGTTGTACAGGCTACTAGTGGTGGAGGTGCAACTTCTTCTAGTACAACTAACCCTAGTACATCAAGCAGTAATGTAGGATACCAATCTGATGGAGCTCTTATAACTAAGTATGCTGCTACAGACCCCGCAGAAGAAATAGATGCTGACGCTGACAAAATATACAAAAACTTACAGACTCAATATGAGGCTACATTTAAAGACGAACAGTTTATTGGTGAAGGTACTCAATTAGCAGTTCCTCAAACTGGAGAATTTTCTAATCTTGATGCTGTTCCTAGTGAACTAGACTATATGGTATATGAGGTAATGAAAAGAGCAGAGAGTTACGGCGGTGAAATAGACAGTATGTACGACTTATATATGGGTGCGGGCTCTGAAGCAATGGAAGCTGTTATGAAAGGCAACGGTTTAGGAAAACTCTGGGAACAGAACAAAACTGAATTTGAAAAATCAGGGGACACTACTCTTTATAGTATGGAAGGCAGAGATGGTTTAATCAATGGCGTTCTTAATGGTATTGTTGGTTCACCTATTATGTTTGATGTTAAGTTAACAGAAAATTTAACTGATGAAAATAATAATATCATTGCAAAAGCAGGAGAAACTTTTGATTCTGCAATGGCTAGAGTTATGGGTCAAGATATAAGTAGTGCTACTACAAACGCAGAAGGTAACATAACTAAATTAGGTGCTCCTGAAAGCACATTTAATTTGTCTGTGGATGCAGTTAGAGGTATCGCTTCAAAACTAATGGAAGACAAAGCATTTGATTTTCTTCCTGAACTTACAGGAACAGCTCCTAAAGTAGAGCCAAATTATGGCAATCAAAACATAGCAAACCAAACAGTAACTGCTCAAACTATGAATGCTATTGATAATAGTGATGTAGTTATGGGAGACACTACAGCATTTGATGAGGTAGTTAAAGAGAATGGGAATATTATAGCAGACACAGTAAAAGACATTAAAAAGTTTGTCATTAACATTTTAAAACCTAAAGAACACAAAGACTCTGCTCCAGAAAATCAAATTAAATCTGGGTTTGGTTCGGATGCTTGGTCTTTAGGTCTTCTTAAAACTAAAGTTACTCAGTTTGACACAGCAGAAAAAAATGAGGACGGTAGATATACTTTAAAAATGCCACAATTTATTGAGGTTAAAAACGAAAAGACTAGAAAGGCTTTTCAAGATTGGAAGTTTAGAAATTTTAATTACTTTCAAAAACAAGGAATCACACTGCCCAACGCAAGAGTAATGCCTAAATAAAAGGAGTCAACTTGGCAACTATAGACTTATCAAAGTTTAAAGATGGAGAGGAGCAACCTAAAACTAACACTATAAGTTTACAAGGTTTCGCACAAACACCCTCTTTAGGACAAACATATGAACAAGATTCAGTAGCGGACAAGGCTGCATTTGCTGCACGCCTAGGGGCTGCTGATACCTATCGTGGAATCAAACAATTATTTAACATACAAGAAGAAGAGATGGCTGAAGATATGGCTAAGCTCAATGAGTACATATCTAACCCTGAATACGGAGGTACTATACTTGCAGCTTATACTGCAGGTTTAATAGGAGACCCTGTAGGTTGGGTCATACCGGGTATGAAAGCTAAGAATCTTTGGAGTGCTGCTAAAGCAGGCGCTATGGTTGGTGCTCTGTCATCACCTCTTGGCTATGTAGATGAAGCAGAAGGACAAACCAGAGTATCTAATATGGCTTATGGTACTGTAGGCGGTGGCGTTCTTTCTCCTGCTATGTTTAAATTTACAAACTCAATGTTACCTGCTTTGAAAAAAGGTTATGCTGACTTAGGTGTATCAATAGATACTGGGAAAGTAGCTAGTGATTTAGGTTTTATATCTAAAGCTACATCTACAGTGGGTGCTAATGTCGGTGCTCCTATATACTCTCAAATGAAAAGGGGAGGAGAAGCAATCAAACAAAGTTCTTTAGGTCAGAGTTTTGGTAAATACTTTATTGATAACTTTGGTCTTCCAAAAGAGTATGTCAATGTTAAGATGAATAGAAGACAAACAGAACAACAGTGGGCTTCTAGATTTGATGAGGTTCTATCTAAATATTCTCAACTTAGTTTAGCAGATGACAAACTATTGTATAAGATTCTTACTGGTGAAGAGAGTAACATTCCCGGTAATCTAAAAGACTTAACTAAAGAAGGTAGACAGCTTGTCGATGAAATAGGACAAGAGCTAGTTGATTTAAAAATACTAGACAAAGGAATATATAAAGAGAACAAAGGTAAATATTTATATCGTTCTTATGAAAAACATCAGACTCCTTTTATGAAAAAAAGAAGGCAGGCTGAAAAAGAAATAAAAGTTTTTGGTGAAGAGTTTATGCGTAGGGGTGAAACCAAAACTATATCTCAAGGTGTTTTAGATAAACATTTAAAAGACGGTTGGAAAGTTATTGAGGGAAGTGAAAGTCTAGGTAGAAAAACTGTAAGAGTAAATCGAGATTGGTCCCCTGAAGATAGAGCTAAGATGGGAGAAGTATTAAGTGCAGGATTTGCTATGGCTAAGACTGGTAACTTAATGACTAACGATATAGCCACGTTTAAATTCTATGATGATATAAATAAGATGGTTATAGACGGAGAGAAAGTAGTTTATGATTCTCTTAATGATGTTTTAGACCCAGATAATTATAGAAGAATACCTACAACTTCTGTTAAAGGAACACAAGTAAAAGAGTTTGGTTCTCTTGCAGGTAAGTATGTTCCTAAAGAAGTATACACAGACTTAACTACAGCCAACGCTTACAAGAGATGGAACAGAGGTGATGGAAAGTTTGGTGGGCTTACTAAGTTTCACCATAAAGCACTACAGTTTTGGAAGAGAGGTAAGACTACTCTTAATCCTACAGTACATACAAACAATGTAGGCTCTAATTTTATATTATACGATTTGCTAGACGGTGATTGGAAACAACTTAGGAGTGCTGGAGGTGATTTCTTTAGAGCTAAATCTAAAGGAGAGAAGTCAGAGGAATTTAAATTAGCAGAATCATTAGGTGTCTTTGATGCTGATATGATGTCTAGAGAATTAACAGATTATGAGAACTCTATATTTAAGAAGTATATGAGTATGAAAAAGAAAGATGATGTTGAGTTTTCAAGTATGCTACAACGAGGGTGGGATAGAGTAAAAGGGTTTGCTAAGCAAACACCTATGGATACTTTATATCAAGTAGAAGACCAAGTGTTTAGATTAGGTGCGTTTAAAACTCAACTAGCTAATGGTGCTACGCCGGATGAAGCTGCAAGATTTGCTAGAAGAGCTATGCTAGACTATGAAATATCAGCCCCAGGAATTAGAATGCTTAGAGAATCAGCCCTACCATTCATAGCATACACATATAGGGTTGCTCCTATACTAGCTGAGACTGCTCTTAAGAGACCTTGGAAGCTGGCTAAGTGGGGTGCTATACTTCACGGTGCTAATATGGTCGGTCAAGATATATCTCCGGGAGACTATGAGAAAGAACGCAAGTATCAGAAAGAATTAAATATGGGTTATGACTTAAGCTCTATAGGTATGCCGGGTGTGGCTAACACACTTATTAAAGTTCCTAGAAAAGACAAGAGCCAATACTTAGATGCTACTAGGTACATACCGGGTGGTGATATACTAGACATTAAAAACAGTACGGGAATAACTATACCTTTCTTACCTGCTCCACTACAACCATCCTTTGGTGCTATCGGAAGTGCTGCTAAAATTGCTACTGGATTCGATACTTTTAGTGCATCTAAAATGCCGGGTGTTGGCTCTGGTGTGTTTGACATATCCGCAGAAGCTAGACTTAATGCTGTAGCTAAAGAGTTTATGCCTATGTACCATCAATACAATAAACTTAATGCTACTATAGCTGCTAATGGTCAAAGTCATCCTACTAAAGATGATGCCACATTAAAAGAAGCAGTTCTAAATTTAATACCGGGCATTAAACTTAAGACTTATGATAAGAAACAGATGAAAAAGTTTAAGATGCGTGTGGGTATGAAGTATCAGAACCAGATGGAGTCCTTAACTAAACTTCTAAGTACTTCTTATAAAGATTATAAAGGTGGTAGGATAAGTAAAGAAAGCTATGAAAAAGAATCAGCAAGGATAAAGTCTGAGCTTAAAAAAATACAGAAGAAAGTTAGAGAGGCTCTTAATTAATGGAAGGTTTATTTACAGCTAACGAACAAGAAGCAATAACTCAACTGCAAAGAGCAGGCTTTAGTTTACAAATGCTACCTGCTATTCTTGCTAACATATCAGTAGAGACTGACGGTACATTTGATTATGGTATGAAGCAATACAAAGGTGGTCCGGGTAGAGGTATGTTTCAGTTTGAGAAGAGCCAGTTAAGGGACTACAATAAGTTTAAAGGAGACCAAGAAGATAGTATGTACTTACAATCTAAGTTCGTACAAAAAAATATCTTTGGAGAGAAAGGAGATAGACCTCACGACTTAGGTTGGAGAGCTCGAGGATTGCTTTCTGAGTCACTTAGTGGTGATAGCTCTGCTAGTGATAAGGCTAAAGTATTTGTAGAGCAATATGAGAAGTCTGGTACTCCACATTTAAAACGCAGGCAAGAAGAAGCAGATAGGTATAACAGATTACTATTCTTAAATATGGTTGACTTATAATGGGTTGGTTTACTGATACACTTAACGCTCTCGACAAACCATCGAATGCACTACAAGGATTAGCGGTTGGTGGTCTTAAAGGATTAGAAAGAGGGTGGAACCAAGAAGAGAACTACGACTTTGAACAGTTGTGGGATGAAGACTTACAGGAGAAGGGGTGGTCTGAAAGAGAAGGCTTTGGTGAGACTGCCAGTTATATAGGTTCTACTGCACTTAATTTAATTGTTGACCCTTTAAATGTAGTAGGTCTAGGATTGTTTAAGAAAGGTGCAAAAGCTGCTGGAGAATTGAAGGGTGCTATAACCTCAGGTAATCCTAATATTATTACAGATTACTATGGTCCTATGGGTAAAACAGAAGAAGCTATGAAAGTAGCTGAGCAGTTTGCCAAGGAAGCAGGTATGAGCTCAAAAGAAATTGAGTTGATGAAAGCAGGAGAAGCTCTGATAGGCAATGTTAAAGGCAAGGGTGAAGCAGTAGGCACAGGATTACTTAATGCTATGAAGATGCAACTACCTAGTAACAGGGCTTTGTATAGAGACACTGGAATTAATAGACCTCTATTTGAATCAGCCACTAGAGCTCAAGGTTCACACGCAATGAACGACAGAGAGATGATAGGAAGAGCTATCTTTAATAAATGGATTAATAAACAGAAAGGTAAGACAGGGGAGACTAAAGCACTAGATGATTTAGTATCTAGGGCTGTCTATGTAGATGAGGTAGGAGATGTAACAAGACCATTAGAAAAAGGTTTCTTTGGTTACGCTAATGCCAAAGCTATGGGAGACCAAGCTAAAAATCTAACTAAGGATGAGATACTTGAAGTAGAGCGCAGTGTTATGAATACTTGGAAACAAAAGAGTGCTCTTGATGTTATGATGGACATAGGTAAAAAAGGTATAAACAAGACTGCTAACTGGGTAGGTCTTGATGATGTCAAACTACAGATGTCTGTGGGTAAAGGTTTAGAGTATGGTAAGGGAGATTTAGTTACTGTTAAAAGACCTGCTAGTAAAAAGACAGGCAATCATTGGAATGACTTTAATCATTCTAAACAAATGAATGCAATAGCTAGAGAAGTGTTCGATATAGATAACCTTCCTAAATCAATAGACGAGCTATATGAAAGAATGTCTAAGGTACAATTTGAAGATGTAGAAGGATTAACTAGAAAGAAAGCTATGAAAAATCTTACTGGTTTAAAGAAAGATACCGATGGTGTATGGTTTACGTTTTCTAGACCCGGCTCTGCAGTAGTAGAGGGAGGAGTAAACTTTAGAAGTAAACTTAAGTTAGATGGTGATGGGTTTACAGTTATGAGTGACGAGCATAACTTAGCAGAAGCACTAACAGGTGCGTCTAAGTTAAAGAGATTAATTACTGTTAGTCCTCCAATGCACTTTAACATACTAAAGATTAAGCCAAGAGAAACAGGAGCAAACAAATTAAAAGGTAATGTTCCTACTTTAACTATGACTAATGCTAAAGATGTTAGAGCAATTAAAAAAGGATTTACTGAGACTACTCCTAGAACTTATCCAGACGCAGGTTGGACTGAAATAAGAAAAGGTGGAGCTAGAGGTAGGGGCAATAAAGGAGAGCTTGTATCTGAGGGTAGACCTGACGTTAAAGAGTTCTTAATGAAAGAACAACCTTCTGCCAAAACCTTACGCAAAGAGCGAATGGCTTTAGCAGGAAAGCTATTAGGTGCGGTTACTATATCAAGAGGTATGTTTACTAATGAGTAGTGTTCTCTTCAAAGGACATAAGGGCATCATCTATATGTAGATAGCCTACCTCTTTATCAATCCAAGTGCTCCCCTTGAACTCTGTGTTCTTTGGGAGTTTTTTTATGTGCCATTTAAAATCATATCCTTCTTCTTCATTCTCTAAGTTAGCAGGGTCAAATATATATATGATGTGTGTGTTAGCTTTACTAGGCATAGATACTGCATACCAAAACTCTAGCTCGTGTTCCTCTGCAAAGTTTCTGTTCCATTCATACTTCATCTTCTCAATAATAGTATCTGGGTAATGCTTATTCCTACACTTAATCTCTAACATAATACCTTTCTTCTCATCAAAGGCATCGTACCTAGAGAACTTATCATCCATAGGTTTGAAGTCATACGCTATAGTGTTTAGTGCTTTTATAATTGTAGATTCATTCACTTACTTTCTCCAGTCTGATTTCCATAATCGGGGGTTAAGTTTGTCACCGGTGACAGATTTCTTGTCACTAAGTAACTTCTTGTATAGCTTGGAAGTCCCATCCATACGGACGAGACCCCAAGTATTTTTAGGTGGTTTACTTTCCGCCACTCGTTATATCTTTGTCGAGTAGTTTCCAGATGATGCCGGCTGCGATTATTCCTGCAAGCCCTGCGTTACCAAGTGTCCATACTATATCTAGTATCGAACCAATAACATTACCAGTTAGGAATGCTACCTTCTGACCAAAGATAATTTGTAGTACAATTGATAAGCTGATTAGTTTAATACCTACATCTATTGCACCGTCAGCACCGTTCTTTATTTTCTCTAACATATTTTACTCCCTTATTAATGTAAAACAATTGGCTAATGTATAGCCACCTTATCAAGTATGCCAACCTATGCACATACTCGAATCTACTGGGGCATTACATTGAAGCTGTTCCATTTTTTCTTCGAACATACTGCACCCTGTTAATGAAATGACAAGCACTTGTAAAGCTATTATTAATATTATAGTGTTTATCATTCGACATCCCTCTCTTCCTCAACGAGGTCGACAAGTTCACACACACTACCAGTACAGGCTAGTGTCTTAGTTCCTACTGTCATATCTGTAAGCTCATACTCACTAATCAAATCCCAGTCTACTGATTTAGGCATCTTCTTAGCTAGGGCATCGTGTGTCTTCTTATCACACTCCTCATATGGTGCTTGTTGATATGTGTGGTCTGAGTGTGGTAGGAAACTAACACCTGATACTTCATCAAAGTGTTTGTATACCCACGCACCTACTTCCATCCACTCGTGTTCTCTCACACTAACAGTAACACTAGGCTTGTGCTCACAGTAGTATCTTTGATACATAAGCCACAGCTCTAGTTGTTCGATAGCACTCCTCTCGTTCCTAGTTACTGCACCTTTAGGAGCTTTCATAGGGAAAGAGAATACCTTAACGCTGTTAGGTTTCATTACATCAGGTTCAGCAGGTATGCCTTGGTCTTCCATTAGCTGTGCTATTGGGTCCTTAGAGTCTGCTCTAACCCTACGAATATAATAATCACTATGTCTAGTGTGTATACCACTAGCACTATCAACTAACTGACTGACTGTACCACTAGGTTTAATAGCAGTAGTAGCAGTAGCTTGTTGAATGCCTA